CAACGCGAGCAGGAATTAACCGCCTATTTCAACGGCACGCATTACGTCACCAATGGTGGCGAGACCTACGAGGCGTTGTGTGCGGATTTGCGCCACCAATTAACCTTCCACGGCAAAAGCTACCGCATTGAGGATTTGGCTATCCCGCACATCGTCTGGCAAAAACATCTCCGCCCGGAAGGCGATCAAACCTATTTCGAATTATTAAATTCCATGCAGCAGGCGGGTATTCCGATTCCCCTGGCGACCATGGCGATGGCCGGCGGCTTGGACGTGTACACCATCCTCAATAGTGCCGATGAAGATGTGCGGTTGCGCAAACAGGTGGAAAAATATAAAGAACGCATCGCCGAATTTACCCAGCAACAGGGTGGCGATGAACAGGAACAGGAAACCAACGCCCGATTAATCGAGGCCGCGGCCGCGCGCTTTGGCGTCAAGCGGCCGAAAGGATTATTGAACCGCGAATACGATGATCGCTTGCAGCCGCATTATTTCGACAAGGCCGGACGGCGCAAGTTGACTTCGGCCAAGGGCCGGCAGCAATTGCACGCGAAGATTAATAAAAATCTGGCCGCCTCGATGGCGCGGGTGGCAACGCAGGAAAACCGTAAATTGAAGCGGGAGTGGGAAAAGCGCGGCAATCGCCGCTTGCTGGTTCACGCCAAGTACGGGGTGGTGAAATAATAACCACGGGAGATTAGCCGATGACAAGAAAAGAATTTGCCGCTCTGCGACCGGGTGATATCGTGCGCGCTGAATCCGGTCAGGTATTTATCGTTGCCGCCAATTACGGCGAACGAGTAACGGCAGTAATTACGGCTGATTTAACCAATCCCGATGAATGGGAGGTAGTGGCGTCGCGCAATTCCTACGGTGATAATAATGCCGGTTGATCGGCGATTGTGGGTGTTTGCCGCCGCCCGGCCGCCAAAATATTATCCAATCAAATTCGACGCCTACGTGGCGGCGTTGCGTAAAATGCCGCCAGCCGACCGGAAGTTTTTGTTTGATGATTTTCTCGATGCGGCGGATCGCTGGGCCTACGGTATATTTGCCTACGCCAAGGATGACAAGAAATATTATCATCATCTGTTGCGTGGCCTGACCATCTTGCAGGAACATGGTTTAATTAAACCGCCCGCCGGAAAAATGCAGCTTTATCGTGGTCTGCGGTTGGCGCAACCGTATCCGGTCGGCACGGTGTTGCGCAACACTGCCCGGCAGCCAATGCAATCTTTCACCTACAGCCTCAAGTGGGCGAAAGATTTCAGCGATAGTTACAAAATCCAGGGGAAAATTCGCTACGGCTGCATCGTTCGCGCTGAAATATTGCCGCAGTATTATCTTGGCGATCTGCGTCATATCCGCGATGTATTTCGTCACGCTGAAAAACTGCGGGTTAATTCTCCGTGGTCAAAGCAAATTCCCGCCGATCTTTCCGCCCGCGCGGTAGTGATGACCGCCCGTGGCATTGAAATATTTGCCGCCTTGCCACCGAATTATCCCATGGTTGTTGTAATCGCCAGCACAGGATTAAGCAAATGAATTATATAAATCGCCGCTTGGCGGTGTTTGCCAGAAAATCGATTGAATTACCCGAGGATGTTATCGCGGCGTTTGAAAAACTCGGTGCCGACCAGCGCGGCAAGCCGGAATATCGCATGTTGGACGTGCAGAAAATCGCCGGCGGCGGAGTATTAAGCCCGCTGGTTGAGCATCTTGGCGATATCACCCATCGCATGAGCCACATGGCGCGCTGGGGCAACGTCATGGGGGCGGAGAAGGTATTAAAAACCCTGCGCTGGCTGAATAACCGCTACGGTTTTGAGCGGGAATATAGGGAGAATGTGAAAAACAACGCCAGATATGATGGTGTCGATCCAGAAGAATTGCAGCAGGAGATTTCCGCTGCCCTACGCAATTACGCCGCTGCCCATGCCAAGCTGGTGGTATATAATCGCGCGCAATGGCTGGCGCGTGAGGCAGCAGTCGCGGTGGGAATGGAAAATTTCGACAAGGCACGAGAATATTTAACCGAATTGGCCAAATGGGCCAACAACGAAAACACCTTCACCCGGCAAGCGTTGAAATTCACCCGCGACAGCGAAGGCAGATTAAAACCCTACGAGCCGAAAACCGGGCGAAAATTGCCCGCTGCGGCAGCCGCCAGCTATCCCAACAAGCTGACCATTGAATTAAGCCAGTGGGAAAATCTACGGGGATTACTTGATTTCTGGCGCTACGTTAAGGACACTGCCAACAGCGGGCACAGTTTTTCTATCGAGGCGGATCGCGACAGCGAAAATTCACCGCCGAAGGCCAAAGTTTTCGTTGATGGCGACGGCAGTGACCACGTTGGTAGGATTTTCCTCAACGATAAAGATGTCAGCCGGGGATAATTAAAATGTCAGTACCGGGACGTTTAGCACTATTCATTCCAACTGTGCCTGAGCGTTTATTTTTTCTGCTGCAAGCTGCCATGGCGGATGATTTGGCAGCCAAGTTGGCAGATAAATTGCAGCACCGCTGGCAGCAGGACGCCCACGCGCATATTTTTCAAACGCAAATAGATGCCCAACCCGGCGATGCTCCGCTGGTGCGTCTAGTTAATTATATTGCCAGTTTTGACCCGACGAAAAAATCTTACGGCCGCTGGCTAGCCGGGCTGTATGCCAACGGCGGTATTCGTTATTTGGAAGATTTACCGCGCGCTCGTGCTGCCCTGCAATTGTTCGATAAATATAAAACTCGCATCGCACAAAAGGATATCCAGCAATATAAATCCCTGACCGATCTGGAAGCGGTGGTTGAACCGTTCAGCCAGACGGGCAAGGGTGAAGTATCCAACAAGGATCAGGAACCGCGGTTTTATGCCAGCAAGCAGGCTATATTGCTGCACAACGATGATACGATTAAAATCGTGCAACCGCGCTCCAAGGAGGCATCGAAATTCTTCGGGACCAATACTAAATGGTGTACGGCGGCTCGCGATGATAAGCAGAATATGTTCGATGATTATACCGAAAACGGTAAATTATATTACATCCTGTTGAAAAAGCAGAACCAGCGTTTCGCGGTGCTGGAAACCAAGGCTAACCGGAGGCAAATGCCGAGAATTGAGATATTCAACGAACAAGACAAAACCATCACAGTAAAACAATTGCTGCGGCAGCACCCGGAGGCTCTCAAATACATTCCGTTGAACCCTGGATTATTGGCTGCTACCAAAAAATTCCAAGGTCAATCTTTAACTCCCGCAGAAACCAAGGCTTATCGGCGGGAAATTGACCGGGCAACAAAACTCAGCGAAAATCCAGGAGAATACAATGGCCCTGCTTATGGGCGTTTTGTCCTCAAATATGGCGAGGAAGCAGATATTTCACGACTATCGGATCACACAATTGAAAAATATGCCGCCGCCACTCTCGATTGGCCTACTCTGAAACGCTTATTGGGTAGTGGTAAAAAATCCGCAATCGAGGGCGGTTTAGAGAATCGCGCTTTCTGGAAACAAACCGCCAAAATGTTTTATCAACACCGTGATCCAGAAATCAGAAGATTAGTAGCCGCACGTCCAGTTAATAAGGCGATAGTGGAAAAATTTCTGCATGATCCGGACGCCGAAGTGCGTTTGCTGGCCGTGACGAATAACGAAGGTAAGATTAAACCCAGTGCTATGGTCCATTTATTATCCGATCCTGATCCGCGTGTACGGCGGCGGCTAACTCGCGTCAATAAAAAAATGGCGCAGCAATTGCTACAGGATAGCGATGCCAAAGTACGGGAATCTGCGCAGGAGGCTGTACATTATTTCAGCAAACGATGGGGGAATGAATTAGCTGACGAACGCTGGCAGAGATTTAAGGAATATGGGGACAGATTTTGATAAAGATTAAATAATATTGGAGGTAATTAAATGCCATCTCCGCAAGGCCAGATCGGGCGTCCGCGCACCGTGGTATTGAAGCAAGGTCCGCGCTTTTGGTCGTGCAAGGAAAAAGAATTGCATCGGATCACCGCGATTTTGCAACTCACCGGCCAGCCGCCGGATTTAAGTCGTTGCTGGGGTGTCAGGCCATTAGCCGAGAAACCCCGCCACAAGCCGGTATTATCCTTGGAGGATTAATTGATGCACATCGCCCGCCGGTTGGACGTATTTGCCCGGCGTTTGCCCGGTGCCAAGCCAGGGAAATTCTGGCACGGTACCACCAGCAAGTTGCTGCGCTCGATTCAGGTCAACGGGCTTGATCCGAGCAAGATTAAATTCGGCATTTGGCAAACCGATGAAAGGGAGCCGACCAGTTATTTTCAGCAGTCGTTTATATCCTTCGGCGGGATTTATTATGCCCGCAGCTTTCTTACCTCATTGAATTACGCCGATAATGCGGCGGAAAAATTCGGCGGCAATCCACTGATGATCCTGGTGCAATTGCAGGAAATGTCCAGCGAGGCGGATGAAGATACCCTACCGCTGTGGCAGGTATTTCTTAAATACAACGGCATTAAGCAGACGGAGAATAATAAACTGCGCGGTGTGCAGATGTACGAATTAATCCAGGCGGTCAATCCGCGCAATCAGGAAGATCGCGATTTCCTGCAATTCAGCATCAACGCCTACCGCTACGATTTGCTGGAAAAGGTGGATATCACCAAGGAGCAAATCCAGCAAAAGCCATATTATAATAAACTGATGGAATTGATCGGCAAATATTATATCGCGGCCTGCTGGCGGGTGATCGCCCACTCGCGGGAATTATTGGATAAAGAGCCAACCGCACAAGGCTTGGAAGTTCCCTCGATTGCCGAGGCGGAAGCGAATTATCGGCAAGCGGCGGATCAAGTGCTGCGTTTGCTTGGCGATGAAATTCGCCGCAGTTTATTAGACAGCGACCGGACTGCTCCCGAACGCACCTTGCGCATGTTGCAGCCGGTCGGCTTCCGTGGGCGCAATAAAATCATCGGCATTTATGAATTGGTCGATTATAAAAAACTAGGAATGCGGTTTCGGGGCCGCCGCGGCAATCGGCCACGGGTGATCGTGCATTATGGCGTGCCAGTGGAATTTACCCAGCAGCCGTTGGATTACGCTCCGTTGACCGGCAATTATCTGACCAATTCGCCGTACCGCTGGATCAGCCGCGATGGCGAGGCGCTGAATTGAAAGGCAACCGATGACTATTCAGCGGCGCTTGGGATTATTCATGGCTTCCATCCATGACCGTGAACACGCGGAAGCCATGCGCCAGACCGGATTTTGGGGCAAAGAGGCGGCCGGTTGTTTATTCATGGCCAAGGACACCAAAAGATTATTAATCGCCCATCGCAGTGACGATATACGAATTGTCGCTGAACCGGGCAGTTGGGGTACTTGGGGTGGGGCACTTGATCCCGGCGAGACACCACAGACGGCCATCATTCGCGAAGTGCAGGAAGAATCCGGTTATAATAAGCCGTTGCAATTAATTCCGCTGTACGTATTCCAGGCCAAGCGCGACGGCCAAGTGGTTTTTCAATACCACAATTTTCTCGCCGTAGTGCCGAGCGAGTTTATTCCCACGCTGGATCGTGAAACCCAAGGCTACGCTTGGGTTAAATTCGGCGATTGGCCGCAGCCGTTGCATCCCGGCTTGCAGACCTTGCTGGCTGATGCGGCCAGCGTCCAGAAAATTCGCCACGCCATGCGCGACTAATTTTTTCCTGGTCCGGGAATTTACCACCAGCGGTCGATGGTTAAATCGGCCGCGCCAAACAGATACGGCAACGAATCTGTTACCTCTCCCCTGCAATAGCCAATAAACCGCCTGCTGCGGCTCTGACCGTTTATATCGGCGTGTACCAGCAAGATTGTTTGGTTACGCGCTCGCGATGAGAATGGTTGGAAACTGTGGTAAACTACTTGTGAGCTACCCACCTGCTCCATGACTTAGGAAAAACCCTGCATGAACAATGACGCCGAGAATATCTTGGCTGGCCTGGACGGCCGCCAAGATTTCCGATATTTTCCATTTCCTAGCGTGCCGGAAGATTTGAAAATATCAGGTTGGCGACCTACCGGGGAAATAACGCAGGCCGACGCGGTTATCGTCACGGAAGATATTCGCGCTCAACAATCCAAGTTCGATAATTATCTGCCCAATCATCTGATCCCGGTGGTCAGTGTGTGCGGCGTCGGCGCCTACTGGTACGATGCCGTGCTGGATTATCGCACGGAAAATCGCGCCATGCTGGCTACTTTTTCCCTCATTGATGAAATCGTCTCGCGCATCGCACAACTGCATTCCAACATCCGCCACAGCAACATTGCCGAGGATTTATTATTGGCGCGGCTGTTCACCCGCGAACGCACCTTAGCCGCCGAATATTTCCCGCAAGATAAACAGGTGATCCGTTATCCGCTGGCTGGGCGCTTGCACGAGCCATTGGTGCTGGCCAATAAACTGACCGAACAGGCGCAATTGACCCGCAATTTTTTCGATAAACTGCACGTCTGCACCAATTGCCAGGGAATGCGGTTTAATATCCGCGAGGAATGCGTCACTTGCCGTTCGGCGGATATCGTCGAGGAACCGATTATCCACCATTTCAAGTGCAGCCATCAGGCGCGGCAAAGCGCCTTTCGTACTGTGGAAAAATTCCAGTGTCCGAAATGCGGCGAAGCCTTGCGCCACATCGGTCTCGATTACGATAAGCCGGGGATTTTGATCGTCTGCAACAGTTGCCAGCACATGACCGATGCCTGCGCGGTCGGTTTCCGTTGCATGGATTGCGATGGAAAATTCGACAGCCAAACGGTGCCAACCCGCACCTGGTACAATTATGAATTATCCGCCCGTGGCGTGCAAACCGTACTGCACGGGGCACCAACCTCGGAGCGGTATTTAATTCCGGAGAGTTTCCGCGCGCTGATCCGTCATAGTTTGCGCGAGGATGACACCTTCAAAACTCCGTTCACCGTGTTGCGCTTGCATTTTGCGCGGAAGAATTATCCCGACGCCTTGCTGTGGCATCGGTTGAAAAATTTGCTGGCCGATTGCATCCACTCCGGCTTGCGCCCGGTGGATGTGATGTGCGAGGCTGGCGATGAATTTTATCTGCTGTTGCCGCGCGCCAATACCCGCGAAGCCAATAAGCGCGTGCTGGATATTCAGCAACGCATGACCGAGGTATTGCAGCACGATCCGCAAATGCGTGCCGACGTGCTGGACCGCGCCGCCATCCTGCAATTAATCAATCAGGAATAACCACCGATGAAATACCTGATGCTGGCGCTGACTTCCTTCGTCGGGATGGTGGCGATTTTCGTCATGCTGCGCGGCCTCGATCTCACCGAGTCCTTCACCTTATTATTCCAGATGGATATTCCCACCATCTTGTCGATGTTCTGGTATCTGGTGGCGTTTGAAATACCGCGCTATTCGATGGCGTTTGTCGCGGTGACGATTATCACCTTCAGCCGGCAATTGCGCAAAACCGAAATCGTTCCCGGCTACGCGCAAAACCTGAAAATCAGTTGCGTGATTGCCGGGCACAATGAGGCGGAATCGCTGGAAAAATGCCTGCGCTCATTGGATGAACAAACCCGCCGGCCGGATGAAATAATCGTCGTTGATGACGGCTCCACCGACGGGATGCGCGAAGTGCTGGCGCGATTAATTCGCGACGGCCGCATCACCCAGGGTTTTTGCAACCAAGTCCGCTGCGGCAAGGCGGCGGCGTGCAATCTCGGGATGAATGTCGCCACCGGCGATATAATAATCAATCTCGATGCCGATTGCAGCTACGATTACGATGCCATCGAATTATTGGTGCAACCGTTTGCCGATCCCAAGGTCGGCTCCACTTGTGGCAACATCGGAGTAAGGAACAGCCATGACACCTGTATTACCTCCTGGCAAGCGGTGGAATATCTGGTCTCGATATCCTTGGGTAAGCGGGTGCTGGATTTTCTCGATCTGGTAGTTTGTTCCTCCGGTGCCTTTGGCGCATTTAGAGCGGAAGCCATCCGGCAAGTGGGGATTAATGAACCCGGCCCCGGTGAGGATTTTGATATGACCATGCGGCTGCGCCGGTCGGGGTGGAAAATTCGCTTCGTCGGTGAGTCCTGGTGCATGACCGATGTGCCTAATTCGCCGCGGGGAATTATCAATCAGCGCCGGCGCTGGGATCGCGACACCATCCGCATCCGGATGCGCAAATTCAAGGATGTGTTTTATTTCTGGAAAAAGGAATGGAACACCAAAGAGACCTTGGAGCAGATTGATTTTATTATCTTCAACCTGATTGTCACCATGACGTTTCCGGTGTATTTGGCCTGGCTATTTTACACCTTCGGTGACGCGGCGTGGTTATTGTTGATCGCGGTGGCCTTGGTCTATATGTGCCTGGACGTAATGGCATTTTTATTGGGCTTTATCGTCACCCGCCGGCGCACTCGCCCCAGCACATTATCGCTGGTGATGTTTGCCCTGACCTTCGGGTTATATAATGGCTACTTCATGCGCGGGGTACGGATTTATGCCTACCTGGAAGAAATGTTATTCCTCCGCTCGTACCGCGATTCCTACGTGCCACAAAGGGTGCTGAAAATAGCTTCGATGTACTGAGGGAAACTCACCAACAGAAGGAAACCAGCCAATATGGCGATTAGACAAATCAAACACCGCACGCTGGCGGATAACTTCGCCAACGATGTGCGCGCTTCCAGACGCAAATGGGGCCGCTACATTTATATGTTGCTGGTGCTGGGGGTGGCGGTTTATCTCGGGCAATTATTTGCCGGGCCGTATATTTGGCTCGATGCCGGCGGCTTGGTGGCGGCGGATCGCGTGGTAGTCAGTCCGGCCAACGAGGCGCAAGTGGTCGGCGTCTTGGTTAATGCCGGCGAGCGGGTGAAAAAAGGCCAATTGCTCGGCTACGTGCATTCCGCCATCACCACGCAAAATCTGGCCGATCTGCGCACCCGCTACGCCGATGCGGCGGCTAAGGTAGCGGCGTTGAATATTCAATTGAATGTGGCCAATTCGGTGGAGCGATTGGCGCAAGATCGGCAGAAAATTGCGCGGGAAAATTACACCAAATTGGTCGCCAACCGTGGGTTTGCCACCGATTTAACCGTGCAAGCCTCGATGCAGCAACTTTATGATGCGGAATTGCAAGTCGCCACCTACCGCGCCCAGCGCGATGCCGCCAGCAAACAATTGGCGATATTAAACGCCACATTATCCGACGCGCAGGAAGCGATTGATAGCATTCAGCAGCGATATTCCGAAGGCAAGATTTACGCCGATGACGATGGCATTATTGGCGCGCAATTGGCGCAAAAGGGCGATGTATTAAAGCCCGGTGATTTATTCGTCGAGATGTACGTCGGCCAGCCGTACGTGCTGGGCTATCTGGAAACCAATACCCTGTACAAGATTAATCCCGGCGATCAGGTGAATATCAACAGCGGTTTTCGCGCCACGCTTGGCGTCGTGACCGAAGTGCGCCCGATTGCCGTGCAATTGCCGCCGGAATTTCAACGCACTTTCCGCCCGCGCGGTCGCGGACAAGTGGTTAAAATCGAGATGACCGAGGCGGATTTTCCCCTGTCAACCAAGGTGCAAATCAGTTCCGATAATTATCTGCCGCCGGAATGGCGGCAGCGGTTGGCAGAATATTGGCCGGGCTGGCAGCCGGTGCAACACCGGGTCACGGCTTGGTTGCAGCAGGCCGAAACGCAACTGACCACCTGGGTCGGTTGGGCACGGGCAAGGTTAAATGGCTAGGCAATGGAGGGTTTTTATTATGGCCAGTGCAATTATTATCGTCAATGCGTTCGGCACCGCCGGCACGCAATTCAGTGTGGATGTGGATGGCTTGGTCCTCGGCTCCAAGGTATTGACGCCAACTCCGGCGGATTTTACCTTCGTTACTGACGTTGCCGATATCACGCAACCGCACCTTGTCACCACCACGGTTATCAGCCGTGGCGAGATGACATTAAGTAGCCTGACGATTAATGGCAATCTGCAAACCAGCAGCGGGCCAATTAAACTGGTGGCGGCTAATTCCGTCACCGCCCCGGCCAGTGCTTTTGCCACCAAACCGCCGACCTTGCCGGCAGCATTTCCCGCCAAAGGCACCCGTGGCATGTGGGTGTGGACTACGGCGAATATATTAAATAACGCTACGGAATTTAATATTTTCGTCAATGAAGTGCTGCGCTCGGGCTGCACCTACGTCTACCTGTACCTGACCGCTGGACAAATCAACCAATACACCGCGCAACTGCGGCGGTTAATTCGCCTGTTGCATGACAACGGTGTATTGGCTTATTCCATGGAAGGCTGGCGTGGGTATTTTTCCGACGCCTCCGGCCCGAATGGATTATATGCTGCGGTCAGCGGCACGGTCAGTTATAATGCCAAGGTGGTAGCGGAGGAAAGATTTGTCGGCTTCATGTCGGACATGGAGCCGCAGGATGGCCAGGGCGATGGGTTGAATTTATTCCACAACGGGATCAGGCAATCGGCACTGTCCACAGCGCAATTGGCCGACCGCAATAGATTAATGGCCGACTGGCTGGCGATTTCCAAGCACATGAGCGATATTGCACATCAGGGTGGTATTCGCATGGCCGCAGCCATGCCATCCTGGACCGACAATTATTATGGCGAGCCGGTACTCGGTACCATGCCGGATGGCCGGCGCGATGACGTTACGCATTTTTTCATGGAAATGCTCGATGATTATGCGGTGATGTCATATAATACCAACCCGAGCAATATCGCCAATCGGGTGCTGGGCAAACTACAGTACGCCAATAAACTGCCCAAGCCGCCACGGGTATTTGCCGGCATCGAAACCCACACTGGCGTCGGCTCCGGGATTTCCTACGGCGACACCGGCACGAAAAATAACAAAACGGCGGTGGTGACGGATTTGAATACCTTGTTTGGTATTCTCGATGCCAATCCGACTTTCGCTGGGGTTAATATCCACGATTGGGAAGGCTGGCGCGATTTATCGCCCAAGGCGAGCAATTCCGCCCCGGCCCCGGTGCTACCGCAGCATTCCGGCAGTACGCCGGTGTGCGGCTGGTGGCCGTAAAAAATAAACGACTGCTGACTTAGGAGCGATAAAAATGCGTGTGTTAATAACCGGCGCCGAAGGTTACATCGGCCGGGTGGTGATGGCTACCCTGCGCGAGAGGTTTAATAGCAATCTGCGGCTGGAGACCGCAGATTTGCGTCGCGGGCAGGATATCGGGAGTATTTCCCAACAATATTATGATTGTCTGGTGCATCTGGCTGCCTTCGTGCGGGTGGGCGAGGGCGAGGAATTACCCACCCGCTATTACAATAATAATTGCACCAAATATATCAAGCTGTTGCAGCAAAACCAATTCCGCCGGATCATTTATATTTCCTCGGCCGCGATCTACGGCAAAAACTCCATCTGTCCGCCCAACGTCTACGGCTCTACCAAACTGGACGGGGAGTTTATTACCGCCCGCGCACGGGTGCCGAATTTAATTCTCCGCCTGGGCAACCCCATCGGCATGATGGACTATCATCAGCCGATTATCCGCGAGATGATGACTTCGCCGTACGCTTCGGTGGCGATGAAACTGGCGGAAGCGGCGATCAGTAATAAAACCTTCCACATCCACCGCAACCCGCGTATGACCAGGGATTTTTTCTATGTCGCGCATCTGGCGGAATTTATCAGTGAGGCGATTTTTTCCTGCCAAACCGGCACCTTTGACGTTGGCTCCGGCCAACCGGTGCCGGTCAACGACCTGTTGGAAAAATGTTGTACCCGGCTGGGAATTAACTATGACTACATCGAGCCGCCGGCGGGTTACACTGACAACAACTACCGCAACGCCGAATTGTTGGTCCGCCGGGCACCGAATGGCTACGATGATTTTTGCGAAGTGTTCAACGACTACATCGTAAACTGCCAAGCGGTATTGACCAGTAGCGCGAAATAACCTACCACGCAGTTCGCACAAAACAGTGAGGAAAAACCGATGGACACCAATCGCGAAACCATCCCGCAGGCGATCTACGTCTACGCTGGCGAGCAATTAAATCAAATCCTGTTCACCGCTTGCACGCTGGATGCTGCGAAGGAAAGTCTGCAAGCCACGGTGGATAAATGGGAAAGCCAAGACCAGGAAATTCACCACGGCATTCGCAACGGCAAGCCGGTCTATCGCATCCGCTGCGTCGATCTGGCTTAATCTGGACGAAATTTCTCGGGCAATTGCAATTTAGGGAGTTCCGTTTGCAATTGCCCTTGAGATTAAACCATGCCAATTGTCCGCCGCCTCGCCATATTTGCCTACGATGACGAGGAAGATGACGCAGAGAAAGAAAAATACGCGCATCTGCCGGATTCCTCCCATATCGAACAATTAAAACCGCAACTCGCCAAGGTCGGGCAAAAGGTGTACGATGCCTGGGTAGTGAACGAGGATGGCTATGATACCAGAGCCGGTTATGGTGGCGTGTGCAATTTAATTGCTCATAAAATGGTTGACTTGTTGCGCAGCCATAAAATTCCCTGCTCTCTGGTTTCCGCCTGGGACGAAATACATACCTCGGTGGTAGCGCAATGCCGCGATGGTATATTTTCGGTAGATATTCCTTGGCGTCTGTACGAGCGTGTCGATGGTTACGATTGGATTAAGCTGCCGAACATTAAATTCACTCCAAATTTTGTCACCATTCATAAAATCGACAGCGATCCGGCGCGAATGGCCCGCTACGTCGAGGAATGGGAGGACGACCGATGACAATTATCCGCCGCTTGGAGGTTTTTGCTCGGCCACGGGTAGCGCCGGGAATTTTCTGGCACGGCACTTCGAGCAAATTCCTCCGCTCGATCATGCTGCATGGTCTCAATCCCAGCAAGATTAAAGAAGGCAATTGGCTGGTCGATCCCAACGTCAATCAGATTAATCCATCGAAAGTTTCCTACGGCGGAATTTATTACGCGAAATCCGCCTACACCGCGCACACCTACGCCTCGCAAATCTGCCAGAAAGATAAATCCGGCGCCTCGCATCCATTATTAATCGCGGTGCAACTGGCCGAACAAAGCGCCTTGCCGGATGAAGATCGCACCGATTTTAATCCATTGGTGCTGGAAATGCTCGGGCGCAGCGAAATCACGGCAGCGGAAGTTTTGGTGCGGATTTTATTACGCACCGAACGGCGCTGGTACGGCGGGCAATATTCCTGGCGTGATACCGTGCAGCAGTTCCGGGATTTAATCTTCAAGCGGCTGCAAATCACCCCAGCCGATATCACCAAGCGCAAGGATAGTGCGAAATTCCTTGGCGCGATTGACGCGCTATTGTTGGCCGGAGCGCGGCGTTATCTGGCGCACGTCCAAGCCACTCGCAAATCCTACGAGAACGGCTATTATTATATCAAGCGGGCGTTGCGCGATTGGGCACCGAAATTGGAACAAAAATGGGCGTACGAAACCCCGGATGGCTACCGCGACGTGCGGTTGCCGGTTAAATTTCGCCTGCCATCACCCCAGCAAGCCGAGCAGGATTTCATTAGATCGGCCGATCATCTGAACAAAATGGTAAAGAATTACGTCCGTCGCAAGCAACTCGGCGACGACGGTTTCTGGCGTGATAATCGCACGCTCCGGATATTGGATAAGGTCGGTTTTCGCGGCCGCAATAAGATTATCTGCATCATGGAGTGGCCGGATGAAAACGGCTGGCACAATAAAGACCGCAAAGGCTACACCTTAATCCGCGTGCATTACGGCAAAGTGCCAGCGGAATTTCTACCGGTATGGCGCGATAGATGGAGCGAAACCATGCCGGTGATTTTTGAGGATAAAAACGGCAAGCGATTGTCGGTGGACGATCCGAAGGGCCGGCTGGATTATACCGTGGTTGGCCGATTAACTGTGTAGGAGAAATAAAATGCCGGAAATCCGCAAGCATCCGCATTGGATCATGGGTTATCAGGCGGCGATGGCCGATCAGCCGAATACCCCGCCGGATAACGTGGACAAAGGCGAGTGGACCGCTGGCTACGTCGTGGGCAGCCGCGACAAGCGGGATAATCAATTGATGGAAGAATTTAAGAAAATCAACGGAGGCGATTGATGCCAATCAGCCGGCTATTAGCCGCATTCGCCGCTGGCATTGAATTGCGTGGCGATGATGAGCGCCAAGCCTGGGATATTTATTTCGACGACATTAAAATCGGCCGAACCTATTTGCCCAATCCGCCGGAGGGTTATCGCGGCAAGCCACCGTTCATCGACGGCATTAAACTGGAACCAGCGTTTCAGAATAAGGGCTACGCCAGTCAGATTTACGCTGCCGTTGAACAAAAAATCGGCCGGCAATTATTGCCCAGCCCGCTCGGCTTATCGCCACAGGCCACGAGAATGTGGCAAAAACGCTTGCAGCATTTATCGCCGCGGCAGATAAAAGCCACGCTGGATGAAGCCTATAAAATCGGACGGATGTACGGGTTGCGGCCGCAGAGCATTATTGATCGCTTCAAGCCCTTGTCCGCCACGTGGCAGCCGCCGGAGGAATAATATGCCTATCAACCGCCGGCTGGTAATATTTGCCGCATTTACCCCGAAAACTTATTATGATATCGGCCACTACGCGGGGCCGCAAAATCGGGTGTGGTACATCAGCAAAAACGGCCGATTTTCCAGCCGCCCGATGCTGACGAAAAATGTAGTGCATCAGGTCAAGGAAGGCGATTATTTAGCGGTTGGACGAATTGATGGCGACCATGCGGCGATCAGCGTACGCCACGTATATGTTACCCAGCCGGACGGGCGGCAAATCCCGCAACCGATTTCGCCGCTGGATTGGCGACGAATTATTCGCCTGTTGCAGCGGCAATATCCTGGCTACGCCATCTGGTATTTCGGTGACGGCTACGCCCGTCCGCAACGCATGGATGGCGAAGATTAATTCCGGTCACTGACCGGCAAAAAATATCGGGGGATTACCAAGGGAGAGAGGACAATGCCGTGGATTAATCGTTGGCCATTTTGGCAGCGCGATCCAGTCTATCCGCCGAATTATCCACCCGCCAATCAACCCGGTATCACGATAAATACCGGCGTGCCCAGCCCGCCCACGGTGGGAATGCGACCGGGCGGGGTACCCGATGAAACACCGAACGTAATTCCACCCGGCAGCCCGCCGCCGCCCGATCCGTATCCGCGCGAGCCGTACGTGCCGCTTTATCGCGATCCGGCTTATATAATTGTCGGGGCGTTAATCATCGTCCTGGTGGTGGTGATTTGTTTTTGGTTGTTTTATGTTTGAGTGCTGGACGCGCAGCGGGTGGCTGGGAGTTAATCTGTATGATCTTCCAGCGATGACTACCCGCCGCGCCAATCGGCTAACCGCCATCAGCGCCATGCTGTACGGGATATTATTCATGGCATTTCTGCCGTTTGGCGATACCCGCAGCAAAGTTATCATCGTCATCGGCAGCGGCGTCATCGCCGGAGTCAATTTGGCGATATTATTATTACGGAGAGATTAGATGGCAAAAAAGCGTGCGCCGGCCAAGCGGTCATCCGCCAAGCAATTGCTGCATTCGCATCCAACCCAGGTTGGCGAATATCAGCAAAATCTGGCGAATCTGGAAAAAATCGGCCAGTTGCACCGCATCCAGGCGCAGCACCATCGCAATGCGGCGAAATTGCATCTGGAACAATCTGCCGCCTTGGCGCGGTTAAAACCCACGCATCCGGGGGCTGAACAATATTTGCGGCAAACCGAACGCCTAGCCAAGCAGCATTTGGTCGCAGCCGGCTTGCACGATGCTCGATTATTCCGCACGAGAGAAACTGCGCAGCGGCAAATCGAGCGGATGCGGGCGCTGCAAAATCCACAGAAAATGCTGCGCCCGAAACTAGCCAAACCGCGGCAGCGGCGGAGATAATAAAATGCCGATTGCCCGTCGCTTGGGGATTTTCGCTGCGCGTAGTGCGCCGTTATATCATTGGATGGACCGGCGCAAGGCGCAGCGGGTATTTAAGAACGATGCGTTGAAAGCCTTGTATCAACGCCCTGGCCTCGGGCGGGGTATCAGTCTGACGCGCAATTCGCATTATAATCAGGATTGGGACGCCAGCGGCGATCAATCCATTCGCCTGACGCTCAATCAGGAAAAATTGGCGCAGCGGCACAAAATCCTGCCAATTGATGCGGAATTTTGGCGCTACACCAAAACCGGCAAGTTAAAACCCGGCGAGAAGTACGATCCGGAAATTATCCCAGCCGACCGCAGCAAGGAATGGCACAGCAATCCGGGCGGACAATTTGCCGAAGAATTTCTCATCGGCAGCATCACGCCACTGCACAATTATCTCACCGAGATTTATTATCGCCACGGCGGCCATGACGATGAAACCTTCCTGCGGGCGCTGGCGCGCTACGTGAAAAAGTGGCAAATCCCGTTGGTGGTTAATCCCAGCAGTGGTAGCTGGAAATATTATGCCGAACAATTCCCCACTGCCCGCGTGGTGCCGCATCAGCATAGCTACGATGCGCCGTTCCGTCCGCTGCGACAAACTGCGGCGGCACGGATGAACGAGGCGGCGTGGAATGAATTATCCTACGCCCAGCAAAAAGCCTACAAGGCCAAGCATCCGACTAGCAAATGGCGCATTAATAAAATGTCGCCGGAACAGACCAAGCGGTATTTACAGACCATCAAGCAAACTTTCCGATCCTATCATAAAGCGCAGCGTGGGAAGGAATATAAAGATTTCATCGGCCGCCCGACCCAGATTGGCGATGCCGAACATGATCGTCGCACCAATTTTAATATTTGGCGTAGCAGCATTAAACGCGCCTTGCAGCGCGGCGACAAGGTGCCCAATTACGTGCGCCAGGATTATATCGTGCGCACGAAACTTTATGAAAAGCACAGCAACAAAGCCTACGAGGTTTAATTATGTCGATTGATCGCCGCCTTACCGTCTTTGCCGATGATCTCAGCCGCACCTTGCCGTTCGAGCAGCAATTAAAATCGCTCGGTTTCATAACCCGCGTCATTGAGCCGGAGGAAACCGGGGCTGGCAAGGACACCAATTCGGATTTATTCGAAGTGGTGCAGGGCTACCGGGATTATTTGGCAGTGGAGGTTTTTCTGCACGCCAGCGGCAAGAATTACGTCACCATCGGCGCCTATGAGAGTTTTGCCTTCCAGGTGGATAATTGGTCGCGGTTATTGGTGCAAATACGCAGCAACCGCGCGGTAAAGTTACCGGATATCCTGGCAATCCTGCGCGAATTGCTACCCCAGGCCAATGCCAAAGAGGAATTGATCGATCAACTGAATGGCCTCAATCAACGGCTGCATTGGCTGAAAATGGAAAAAGGCCGCAGCACGGTGCTGCACGCCAATGCCGCCCGACCGGGGGAGATTATTCTCGATCAGTTGGGCGGCAATAAATTCTACGCCATGGTTGGCCCGAAGAATATTGTGTGGACCAAAAATGGCGTACAATTCGATATTTCCAGTCGGCTGAACAAGTTAAAAGCCAACCGCATCACCATTGAGATTGATCGCACTACCGACGAATATATTATCCGCGCCTGGAAACAGCGTGGACTGGATATTAAACAAATCGGTGAAACCAAAGGGATACAAGCAGCGCAATTACGTGCAGCTTTTTCCCGTCTGACCGGAATGGATACGCATTTATGAGGTTTAATCTGCACCGTTGGCTGGCGCGACTGCCGATGACCGAACGCCGCTGGAAAGCGATGAATTATATGGAGCAGCGGGGTTATCTGGATCGGCGCGACGTTGATCTACAGCAAAAATTTCGCCCCACGGTGGATGAAGCGCAGTGGTGGCGCTGGCATCGGCATATCTTGCAATTGACCTTCGAGGATTATCACCGGCGGTGCCTGGGCAATCTCCGCTACATGGTGCCGCAGGATCGGTATTATCGGGTGCGGGAGACGGCTACCGACCGCCACGCCAGTTATCGCCGCTGGTGCAATCATCTGCAACTGGCGCTGGATAATGACCGCTGCCAGGAAATTCACCCCAAAGCCTTGCTGGATTATTATGATAAAATGAACCAGCGGTATTTGGAGCAAATCTATGCCGATTGAACGCCGGCTGGCGGTATTTTCCGCCGCGGATCGGGCAGATTATCTGGAAAATTTCTTCGCCAAGCTGGCGCAGTTGGGGTTTATTCTCGACACCAAAAGCGGCCCCGGCTGGTGGCTGCTGCGCACTGATTTAACCTTGGCGACCCGCATTGTGCAGACCATTATCGCGCAATTAAAAAAGCACGGCTATCGGGTGACAACCGAGCGCCGCTCCGGTGGCGATTATTCCATGTTGCAGGCGCCGGGAATGCCGACCATTCAGATCGAATGGAGTGACGCACAATTATCCAAGCTATTGGCTAGCCGGCAGGTGACGATCCGAATTTGGGGCGGCGATTTTTGAGAGGGTAGGATGATTATTCAGCGGTTGCAGATTTTTCTCGCCAATGAAAAACGCGGTCGCGGGCGACCACGCAAGCACAATCCATTGTGGAAGGCGGAAAAAATCGGCGATTTAGTGGTTAATCGCTTCACCGCCGATATCAACGGCGATCCGATTGACGGACGGGAAACCCGCGGTGCGCAATCAGCCAAGAGTGCGGCACAACAGGCCGCTATCCACGCCGAAACCGGGGAGATAATTCGCATTGCCGACCAGCAAACCAACAAAATGACCTACTGGAAGAAAATCGGCGGTGTCACTGGCGTCTGGCAAGTGGATAAAAACGGTCGGGATATATGAGCGAGAAAAAAGTTGTCGTCTTGCCTTGCCCACATTGCAACGGGGATACGCTGAAATTGCGCGCCTACGGCGATGCACAAATCGCCGGTCCAGGCTGGACCGTGATGTGCGAGAATTGCTTGCACATGGCGCGATTAAAACAATGGAACAGCCGCGCCTCATTCTGGCGGCGGGTATTTCCATCCTGGTACGCCAAGGAATTTAACCTGTCGGAATGATTGAATATAAGGATTCATAATGATTGCGCGGCGGTTGCAGGCATTTGCTGCTCGTAAAAAATCCTCGCCAGCGGCGCAATTTATTGCCGCGGCTACCGCACGTTGCCCGCGTTGCGATTTCGAGCGGGTGGATGATTCCACCGTATTTCTGTTTTGGCTGCAAGGCAGCGGTGGCGTGGTGCCCTACCTGGTCAATTTAGCCGATCAATTAAAGGTCACTCTGACCTTGGTGGTAGAGATTTACAGCGCCAATCATGGCGGTAGGCTGGTGCCTTATTATCAGCGCCATGGATTTACCATCGTTGATTCCGAATTTCCAAAAAATACCGATTTCAGCAAATTGCGGCCGCGCCGGGATGGTGAAGCTCGCGGCATGGTAGAAATGCACCGTACACCCCGTGGAGGTTAAAATGCGTCGTGAATTAATCCTCGGGCTCAGCGCCTTGGCTTTGGTCGGTTGCGCCAATATGCTGGGCCAGTCAGGGGTAAATAATCCCGCTGGTCAACAGCGGCAATTAACCGCCGCCGATTGGCAACAGCAAGCCATCGCGGCCATGCTGACGCAATATTCCGCTGCGGTCGGCGCGCAACTGGATTATATGAACCGCGGCACACCAAGTAAGGCCGCTACCGCAGCGATGGAAAATTCCCGCAAGGAAGCCTATGCAGCAATTCAAGCGGCGCGCCAGCAACCGGAAAGTGGTAGTTTACGCGCCACCGCCTCGGCCAAATTGCAGGCATATTCCAACGTGGTGACATCGCGCACCGGCGATCCGCTGAATGGCCGGGCGGTGGAGCGATTTAATTCGGCTGGTAAACCCGAACTGATGGAGTAGATTATGAGTGGCACCCTCACCGCTTTATTAACCGTGGTCGGCATGGCCGAGACCCTGCTGCCGGAAATCGCCGGCTTGCAGCCGATGGTGGAAAAAGCCATCAGCGGCAATCCGCTGGATAATTCGGAAGTGGAAAATCTCAACAACATGGCGCAGATATTGAATACCATGTGCGAGCAAAAGGCGGCGGAAATCGCCGCCCGGCCGGACCCGCAAGCCTGAACCCAACTTATCCCCGAAATGGAGCGGGCAGCGGATTTAATTACCGCTGCCCGTTAAATTTATGTCAACCACCTTTGAGGCGATATTTTCTCGTTTCACGCATTGGTGCGCCGAGCAGTACGGCAAGCCGCAATCTTTTATCGGCGCTTGCTGCGTCGTTGTGCTGTGGGCCGCCACCGGGCCATTTTTGCAGTTTTCCGACACTTGGCAGTTGATTATCAACACCGGCACCACGATTTTAACCTGGCTGGCGATGTTTCTATTGCAGAACACGCAAAATCGCGACACTTCCGCCATCAACGCCAAGCTGGATGCGCTGATTCTGGCCGATCCAAAAATCTCCAACCAATATATTCACCTGGAAGGCTTGACCGAAAGCGAAATCCAGCAGGTGCGACAGTATATCAACCAATTCCGCGAACGGGAGGTTGAATTTACCGCTGGCGATAATTTAGGCGGCAAGCACGCAGGATAATTCAGGAGTGCTGGTAACGTAGGAGAACCGTGTCATGGGTTTGATTATCATACTGCTGATCCTAATCATATTGTTCGGCGGGGGTGGCTTTTGGGGCTATCGCACCTATGGTCCGTGGGGCGGCGGCATTCCGCTGATTTTGTTAATCCTCATTCTGTTTTTTCTGTTCGGACCATGGGCCGGTTATCGCCACTTCTGAACCGGCTGCATTTTCTGCGCCCGCACTGGCCGACTTTTATCGGCCTGTTGCCCTGGCTGCTGGCGTTGCTGGCATGGAGTGATTATCGCGACAGCCAGCAAACCACCTTTGTCACCAACGATTTAATCTACAGTCGCTTGACCGATATACTACAGGAATTGCCCGACGCTGGTGCGGCGCGGATGAACGTGATTAATACCCGGCATTATTGGGGGCTGGCGGATCGCATCCATGATTTAACTTTCACCATCACCCACACCGTCAACAATGAAAGCCGGCTGCCGCGCATCACCTGGAATAATGAGCCGGGTATTCCTTTAAGCCGCTGGCAACCCTACATCAGCGATTTGCTGCGTCAGCAATGTTCCATCCTGTACCGTCACGCAGAAAATGCCACGCCGGAAATCAATCAACGCTTCGATGAATTTGGCCTGTGGGGCTACATCGTCTGCCCGGTGATGGACAGCGATTATCATTTGCTGGGCGCGGTATTTGTCAACTGGCCGGCAGGCAGCGGGCCGACCGACGCCGAGCATATAGATTATGCCGCCAAGGTGGTGCGCCGGGCCGCCAACCGCATCGCGCTTTATTTGCAATTGCAGCGGGCGGAGGAAAATCTGTGGTGGCGTAGCTGGTGGCGGAGGGATTAATGTCAGTACCGCGTCGATTGACTGTATTTGCCGCTTTGACGGCGCGCAGTCGCAAGCAATATATTTTAACCCCCGAACAAGCGGAAAAATTCATCAAAGCGCCCGGCACGCGCGGGGCTACCTTGGCGGAAACCTCCGGGCCGCGTTATCAGGATATTTATTATTACAATCAACGCCCCTATATGAGCAGCCAGCCGCGTGCGGCGGTACATAAATTGCTCGGCGGCGAGCCGGAAAGTCTTATCAGCGAAGTCAGCCGCAGCAACCGGCAGATATTCAAGGATTTAACCCCGGAGGAATTTATCAAGTTGCGTGGTCTCAAAACCACCCGCGAAGCCAAACCGGCGGAAATCAACGGCCCGGATTATCAGCATTTATTTTATCGGCCGGGCAGCAAGCCGACGCCTTTCACCGTCGGTGGCGCGTACTCGCTGGAACAAGTGTTACGTTTGCTAGGAAGAAAATAAATGTCCTGGCCAATTACCTCGGAACAAATCAACCGCGCGGTAGAAACCCTGCGCGATGCCGGGCTGGATGTTGCTACGCAGCGGCGGCTGGATGAATGGAATAACCTCCGGCTGCAAGTATTATTGCAGCAAGCCGGCGGCAATCAGGACAAGATCAGAAAAATCCTCAAAGGCTTGCATCTGGATACCTTGGGCCGGCTGGGATTGGTGCATCAGGAGCAATATAATGCCGATTAATCGTCGTTTACAAATATTCGCTGCCGGAGAATTGAAGCCGTGGATGCAGCAGCCCGGCGAATCGACGCAAGATTATCTGGCCCGCTCCAAGCGCGAACAAGAGGAATTTCTCAAGCGATCCAGCGATGCGGTCAACCAGTACCGGCAAGAGGAATCCAGCCGCAAGGAACGTGCCGGCAAGCAGGATAATGCTGCGGTGCGTACGGCATTAAAACCGTTTCTCGATCCGTTGAAAAAACTCGGTTTCACCGTGGCGTACGATGCCAAGAGCGGCATTGAGGCGGAATACGTGCTGAATAATAAAAGCAAAAAATTCACCGGCTCGGCCTTGCTATGGGCACGCTCGACCGGCGGCGATCTCTCCGGCTCATTATTAATCGAGTGGGAAGCCGGCAGCAAGCACGGGAAAATTGCCCAGAAATCGTTGGACGCCGATACGCTGGAAGATTTAACCGCCAACGTCAAGCGGCAAATCAAAATCCTGCAAGATGCGCCCACGCAATTGCAAGCCGCGTTGAAAAAACTGAAGTAGGAATATTTAACCATGGCGGTTGCACGCCGGCTGCAAATTTATGCGGCGAAAAAGCCCGCCCGCGCCGACGATGATAATCCAAAGCCAGAATTTTGGATCGCCCACGGCAAGCGGGAGGTTATTCCCACCATGCTGCGGATAAAAGGCTTGGCCGAGGATGCGGTGGATGCCTTGCGCGGAGCGGCGGATGATATTTTTCCCGACGTAGCCCGAGATCGTGCCGAAACCATCGTTGATATCGTCAAACGCTGGCAGGCGGAAAACAGCAAGTAGGAGAATTTAATATGATCGAGCGCCCGTACCAAGCCACTGCCGATGCGCTGGGTTCCACGCCGCTGGAATTTTACTCGTTAGAGCAACAACGCAGCCGATTAATCCTCTCCAGTACGGTGGATTTGAAGGACGCGGTGAAGGACGTGCTGGAAGGGGTGCCGCATTGGCTGCCGATGGCTTCGGAAGTGATGGGGATTTCGCCGGATATCAAGGATTATATTTTATCGCCGGTGATTTCCATGCCGTCAGACTTGCCGAACCGGAATCAGCAGGCATTTCCGTTCACCGAATTAACCCGCTGGACGGTGGACCGCGGAATGCCGATGTACAAAACCTGGAACGGGATGCCGGTACATCAGGAGCATGTCAATAAAGACCCAACCATCGCCAAGGGAATTATTCTCTCCACCCTGATGCGGCCGATGACCAACACCGCCGGCAACATCTGGAAGGTGATTAAACTGGCGGCAGTGGATCGCAACCGCGATGCGGTGCTGGCGAATGATATTCTCACCCGCAAGTTAAATTCCTGGTCGATGGGAGCGTTTGCCCGAGATTATTCCTGCTCGATTTGCGGTTATTATTTATCCAAGGGCGGTTGCGAGCATATCGAACATGGCAAGCCGCAATTCCGCACCTACGCCAATAAGCTGGCCTATTACAATGTTTCCGATCCGGTCGGCTTCGAATTATCCGTGGTATCCAGCCCGGCATTTTATTCCGCCAAGGATATGCAGTTCTTTATGCTGTGAGGAATTTTCCCGATGATTAACAGCGCCGTAGCAAACGAGTGGATGGATTACCGCGAGGAATCTACGGCGCGGCTGCGGCAATTGCTGGCCGGGGCGCCGTACGCGCCCAATCTCTCCGACTGCGTGATGGTCAGCGACGTGGAATGCCAAGTCGAATACAACGCCGATATTAAAAACATGAAGCCGGATGTGCTGCGGCAAGTCGGCGCGGCGATGTGTGCAAATTTATTCCAATTGACCGGCGTGGTATTTTATCTCGCCAATGCCATCATCACCGACCAGCGGGTATTGATTTATTTTCGCGCCAACATTGATGCAGTGCTGCACGCTACCGCCCCACCACCGGATACCGGTGATGACGACAACGATGATAATCCGCCGCCGGGGGATGACGACAACAACGATAATAATAATCCGCCACCACCGGTGGAATTTAGCCCAAAATCGGTCAGCATCAACGATGCCGGGGCGTTGTTCCACGCCGGGCCGTTGAATAGTTTATTAGCCTCGCCCAGCGGCGTATTATCCTGGTGGCAGCGCGGCACGGGACCGAGCCTGGGCACCGGCGGGACCTTCTTTTTTCTCAATAACAACAGCATCAACACCCACGTCTACGATAGCCAAATCGGGCTGCGGCTGCAATCCGCCGACGGTAATTCGGTATTATTCCGCGCCCTGGAAAGTGATCCCACCCTGGATGATAGCTGGCACCATATTATATTCAGTTGGAACACCGCTACTTCCCGGCTGCAATTATTCATCGACGGCATCGCGATAGCTACCAGCGAATTTAGCGGCGACAGTTTTTCTACCCTGGATTTGGACAGCAATTGGGTCGTCGGTGGGATTGCTGGCAACATCGCTGAATTATATTTTATCGCCGATGTGGATATCGATTTAACTGACCCAGCCAATCTGGCCAAGTTCATCAGCGCCAGCAAGCCGGCGGATTTGGACGCCGCTGGCTTTGGCACCGCCCACATTTATCTGTCGCAACGCGGTGAGGGTAGCAGCGAATTTATTACCAATCGCGGCAGCGGCGGTGATTTTACCCTAATCGACAGCAGCGGCTTGACCATAAGCAGCGACAGCATTGTGCTGCCGCCGTGAATTTTTAATCCAGCGAAAGGAAATCTACCATGTTTCTCGGCCATTGGACCGCCTTCACCCGGCAAATGCACCAGCAGCAAGCCAGCGAAAAATTGCGCCAAGCGGTTTCTGGTGCCAGCTACGCGCGGAATTTATCCGACGTGTACATGATGAACGACAATGAATGTCTGGTGGAATATCACAGCAACACCGTAGCCACCGCCGATACCATGCGGGTGGTGGCGGAAACCATCCGCGCTGATTTATCCGATATCACCGGGATAAATTTCACCGTGGTCAACATGCTCGGCTCCATGGCCGGGATTGATATCACCTTCCACGCCGCGTTGCAGGATATATTGGATATCGTCATCACCCCGCCGGAGGTGGTGCCGGCGAATTTCGCCGTTGGCGTCAACATGAACGGCGGATTATTATTGCACGCCGGCACCATCGCTGCCATGAGTGCAGCCACTACCGGTATTTTATCCTTCTGGCACAAGGCGCCCAGCGACGGCAGCTACAATTATTTTTACGTCGTCACCAACGGCAGCGGCAATCTGCAAGCCTACCACGACGAAACCTCAACTTACATAAATTTCGGCGGTTCGCCGTCTACCCGCTTCAACCATGCCGGGGCCGGTAATCACCTCGACGATCTGTGGCACCATTATTTATTCTCCTGGAATTTGGGCGGTGGTGGTAGTGCCCGCGTAGCGGTGGATGGCACCTTATTATCCGCCATGACGAAAATAAATGGCGGCGGTGGCATCACTTCCTTGAACGCTTCGGCCGCGGTTAATTGGGCGTTGTGCCGCGCCACCGGCGTTTACGCGGAAATTTATATGGCAGTCGGCGCGACGCTGGATTTAACCAACGCGGATAATATCGCCTTGTTCATCGCCGATGGCCAGCCGGTCAATCTGGACGACGCCATCACTGCGACCGATTTGCCAGCGCCGGACATTTATCTATCGCAGCGCAGCGAGGATGATGTAACTGAGTTCACCACCAACAAAGGCAGTGCAGGGAATTTCACCGTCTCCGGTGGCACCGGGTTGACGGTGGAGGATGCCGGCAGCATCAGCGTGTAAAATGTGCTGGCAACGGGGGCGGAAATAATTTTGTTTATTCTGGATTAAAAAAGGTGATGTAATCATGTTCATGTTTAATCGTGCCGCCCTCATGGCCCGCACTTTTGCCTTGACCGAGGCGCTGCAATCGCATCTCGCCGCGGCTTCCGCCGACCAAACCAACACCACGACAATTACCGCCGATGCGGCGGCCGACGACACCACGCTGGAATTAGATTCGGTCGATGATATTTTTCCCGGCGCCAAACTGGCCGGCACCGGTCTGGCGGATAATACCACCGTCACCGCAGTTAATCGCTCAACCAACGTGGTGACGCTGGATCAAGGCATCACCGATGATATTGCTGCGGCCGACGAAGTGGAGGTAACAATTACCTCCGCCTTGGCTGGGATGAATTTTTCTCTCAGCAACGTCACCGCGATCAGTTTAACCCAGGCGATTATCGGCCTGCGGTTTCCCGGCGGCAATCTGAGCGGCACCGCCTTGCGCAATTTTGCCGAAGCGATTGCGGCGGAACAAAATGGCGTGGAAAGCCGCACCTGGACGGTATTATCTGCCGTATCCGGCGGGCAAAGCATCATTGTGGAATTTCTCGTCGATACCACCGGGCTGTAATTCAGTCAGCAGCCAGGGTAAACTAGACGGGACAGTGGAGTAGTTAAATGCCAAACGCCGGGCAGCCGATTGCCGATCAATTGCAAACTGCGCTGCACGGCGCTCTGGTCAAGGCGCGCAGCCTGAAAGATTTCCAGGCGGAATTGTATTCGCTGAGTTTCACCGGGGGCGATAATTGGTGGGCGGTGTTACGATTAATCCCGCGGCGCCAGCGCGAAGTACCATTGACCAGCGAAAATATCGGTGCCATCGCCAAGGAATTATCCCACCTGATCCACCATCCGGTCAAATTCCGGCAATTCATGCTGGGAAAAAATATCCGGCTGGTGTTTGCCATTCAATATCAACAGCGGTGAGAATAATAAAATGTTTGTCGGCGCCAGAGTTGCGTACACCCTGAGCGGCAGTTCTCGCCTCGGCGTGGTGACGAAATTGGGCAGTTCGGTGTACGTGCAATTCGACGGTACCGACCGCGCCTTGCCGATCAACCCGAGTTATCTGCAACTGGTGAATTATTGGCGGGACCGGCGCAAGGAAATCCCCGCTTCGGAATTGAAATTCTATCCGAAAAACACCGAAGCCCTGGATATTTTTCGCTCCAAGCAAGCGATTAACTTCGGCATTTCCACCATTCGCGGCATCTGGCATTGGGCCAATCTGCACGTATTTAATAGCCGGTTGCAGGAGCCGGCTTTCGCCATTTCCGCGCAGAAACTCAAATACGGTTTTTATCAATTGAAGCGCGGCCAGCGGGTCGGCACCCTGACCCTGACCGAACGCAACCACAGCATGTACGAATTATTTGCCACGCAATTGCACGAAATGGTGCATCAATATAACTTCGAGATCGACTGGCTGCAAGAGCGGAATTTTAATCCCAACGTCGAGGGCAGCCACGGGCATACTTTTCTGCAATGGATTCCCAAGGTCAAGGCTGTCACTGGCATCACCATCACCGTCAAGGGTGATCCAAACAGCGATGATACCGAATTTGCCGATACCAAGGATGAATTGACCACCAAGCCATTTATTTTTGCCCTGATTAATCTGAACAACAATCCGCATTTGCCGGCCCGTTGGGTCGGCTACACCATGGCCAATGAGCGGGAATTATCCACCTTCACCGCCAAGGCGCGGCAAACCCTGCGCAGCACCGGGGCAGAAGATACCTCGGTCTACGCTGGATTATCCAAGCTCAAGCGGGTGCAGGGGGAATTTAATTCCACGCAAAAGGGCAATTTCAACCCGAAGGCAATTAAAACCCTACCGTCGGCGGCAGTGGTGCGGTTGGCGGTGGAAACCGGAGAACCGGTGGAGGGCTGGAAACTGCCGAAACTGAATATCCTGCCGAAAGAATAATCTTTTCTCGCTGAGATTTTTTACCAAGGAATTGCCGTCATGGACCCGCAGTACCCCACCGCTGTCTCGCGTTTGCACGGATTAACCGCTGTGGGGCACGGCGGGCATTCCTCCAAGTTATTATTGCAATTGATGCAGCGAGTGGCGGATTTACGCAAGACCGAACGCAAGGCGGTGAAAGAGCGCCGCGATGCCACCATCGCCCCGGCCGAGCATCCGCATATCCCCAACGCCTTGAAGAATATTCCCTCAGAAGATACCGCCACCGAGGCGATGCTCAATGAGCAAATCGGTGAGGCGATGGCGCGCATGGAGCAACAATTAGTTGCCGACATGCAGAATTATATCCAGCAAACCCAGCGCGATGAAAAATGGGAAACCGGCCTGGGCAATCTGGAATACATCGCGCGGGATTTGGTCTGGCGCAAGAGCCTGGAAACCACCGCCTACGAGAAAAATCAATTAACCGCGCTGATTAAGCTCTTGACCTTTTTCGCCCTGCTGATTAATACCAACGAAGTGCCGCCGGCCCTGGTGAACAAGGTGGCGGATTGGTACGAGACGGTGCAGGGATTATTTGACGAACTAGCGGTGCAAAAACGTCCACGCCCGGTGTTCGATCCGGCCCGCTACCATTTGCGGCCGGGGCGGAAATTATCCGCCGAGCAAATGGAGCAATTGGTCGAGAATATGAAAATCGGCCGCAAGGCGCTGTACCGTGATCCCAAGGTGCAGCGCAATTTTTCCAAATCCGCCGCCTACAATAATACCATGGCCAGTCTGTTGCGGGATTTATTCAGTTATCTCAATTCCGCCAGCGGGCCGGCATTTGATCGAATTAAAAAGAATGTCCACGCTTTAGGTGACGCCGATCTTAATCGGTTATTGGTGCCGGAATTTCAGGGCGACGTGGAAAACGAAGGGCAAAAGCTGGCGGAATTGGTGCAAAAGCACGGCGGCAAGGGCATGGCCCTGACCGTCGAACAGGCCAAGCGGTTGCAAGAGAGCCGACCCAGCGATTATGCGGAATATAATAAACAACGCCTATTGGTGCGTAACATCGTCAAGACCGAGATGCGGCGGATGGTGCGGCAATCCGGCGCGAAGTTAATGTCGGCGGCGGAGATTAAAAAGCAATTGGAAGGTCGCGGCTTGCCGTCGGATATTATTCCCGCCGGATTTGAGAAAGGCGGGCAATATGACGAAGAAGGCAATATGTACACCAAGGATGGGGTGCGGTTCGGCACCAACGTCGCTGGTGGCAAGTTAACCTGGACTGGCAATGCCGGCGAAGGCAACGAGGCAATTGCGATTTATGAAGTCTCCACCCGCGATACACCGCTGCGCATTCAGAGTTTCCATCACGTCAAGGTCGGCTTACAGGAAAAGAAATACGCCGACACCGATCATAACGTGGCAAATATTAAAAAATTCATGGCGGAATGGCTGAAAGATAGCCAGGATAAAGACCCGACACGGAAAATGTTGGGGATGCTCAGTCTGATTTTATATTATACCAGCATCCGGGTCGGGGGCGGTGTCACCAAAGGCGAGACCACTTATGGCTTAACCAAGTTGCAGGCCGGGCATGTTAAAACCCGCACGCTGCCCAGCGGCGACACGGCGGTTATTCTCGATTTCGTTGGCAAGTCCGGAGTGCATCACCAACTCAGCATCAAGCCGGATGATAAAATCAAGCAGCACGTAATTGATTTTATCTTGCAGCAGCGCGAGGGCAAAAGCCGCCGCGATCCATTGTGGACGATTGGCAATCGCACCCGGCCGATTTCTTCTGGCACAATAAACAATTATTTGGATGCGATGGGCTGGGCTGGTTCGGCCAAGACTTTCCGCAACGTGCGCGGCAGTCGCATGATGAGCAAAATCTTGGCTAAGGCACCGGAGAATTTCCGCGATAAGAAAAGCGCCACCGATTTTATGGAAAATTCGCTCAAGCAAATCGGTGAAGCCCTCGGCCATAAGCGCACCACCAAGGAAGGCAAGACCGAAGCCACCTGGCAAACCGCCGCCAAGGCGTATATTAATCCGCAATTAATTCTGGATTTTTTCCACAAACATAATGTGCATCCGCTGCCGAAGTGGGCGGAAAAATTGACGGTGGAAGCTGACGAGGATGCGGCTGACGACAACGAAGAATAATTTAGCCGGTCGCAGGGAGATTTAACTATGGCGCACAACCAACCTACTCCGATTTCTTCGGCGCGGTTATCCGCCAATCCGCCGCTACCGAAGCAGGCGATGCGGGCGGATGACCAAGTGCCGCTGGTCAGTTTTCAGGGCTTGGCGCATTATCAACGAGTCACCGGCCGGGTGCCGCTGCGGCTGAACATCAGCAGTTCGCGGCTGGTTAAATCGGTGTTGCTGGCGGTGGACGGCAAGCCCGTCGCGGAATTAAATGGCGCCCCGTGGGAAGCGGTGTGGGACAGCAGTTCCGCCGAATTTGGCTGGCACATGATTACCGCACGGGTGGTGGATAATCAAGGTTTGAGCAATTTTTGCACCATCAATGTGATGACGGAGCGGCCGCGACTCTAATTTATTTTTGGATAGCGGAGCATGGGATCGCAAGGCTGTCCGAGTCGTTTCCTCACATAAACTTGGCAAGGGCGGCTGCTGAAAGTTCCGTTGCAGCCGCCCCTTTTTTGTCTGCGATTAACCTATTTCTTTTTCTTCCGCCGCTGATGCGGTTTTTTCTTCCGGGTTTTGTTGCCGTACGGCCCCCACACGTGTTTATTGTGCCAGCGGATAAATGCCTTGAGGAAATTTACGTCCGCCCCGGTCGCTTCATCGATCAGTTTATCTATCGGACTACGGGCCGGTACCCAGGCAACGCCGGTATCCTCGGTAAATGCCTGCATTATTTCCGGTTTACCCAAGGCAAACCGAATTGAGCCGAGCCATGCCGGGGTGACATATTCCGGCGTGTCCTTCGGGCGCAGTTTATTGATATCGAACGGCTTGTCAGCCATTTTTCTTCCACAATTCAGCCGCCCGCTGCAATTGTTCACTGGCGGTCCAGGGTTTTTTCGCTTGCTGATAAACTAAATCCACCGCTTCGGCGTCGGTGGTACTTTCGCCTTTCAGCCAGCGACCCGACGGATGGATGAACAGCCAAAAGGTGTAGAGTTTACCGTCCAAATGATAATCATTGTGGACAGCGACGCGCCAATTCTCCGCGCGCAATTCCCGCAACTGGCGGATAAACAATTCTTCCGATAGAGTCATTTTTCCCTCGCTGCGGCCATTAAACCTTCGGCCAATTCCACTAGCGGTTGCCGCGCCTTTAAGGCATCGGCCAGATTTTCCAGCGCCTCGGTTTCGCTCTGCCCGCTGGCTTGCACCCACACCCCGCTGCGATGCAACAATAAATATTTGACATAGCGATAAGTGGCTTTGCGTGGTTGGGTTTCATGCAACGCCACCGTCCAGCCATTTTTCAGCGCGTGTTGCAGGATTTGCTGGGGCAATTATTTCTCCTGTTGCCATTTCTGCTGTTCCGCTATTGCTTCGGCAATGCCGGCTTGCCAATCCGGTTTGGCCGGCATTTTACCATAAATATAATCGAAAATGTGCTGGGGAATAATGTGCATTCGCTTGTGGTTGAGCAGATAATTGATTTCTGCCTCGCGCTGGCGCACCGCTTGTGCTTCCGGGCCAGAAAAAACTGCGGTGCCGCTGCCCCCGCCGAGCGGATGCGCGCCGGAGAGGTATTCCACCGTCAGCATATTCATATTATCTTTGCCGTCCGGCATTTTGGAGCCAGGAAAGAAATTCGCCACCATGCCGGGGATTCGTGGATGCGGCACTGATTCGCTATCCGCTTCGCTGGCCGATTTGATTATCGTCGGTACTCCGTTGCCCAGGCGCAGTTTTAATAAATTCGCCAGGACTCTCACCGCCGGCAGCCGGGTAAGTGGGAACGAGGCGATGTACCAATCCAATTCCTGCCAGTTGATATTGTGCAGGGTGAATAAATTCGCCTGTTTAGTGCCGGGCCGGTACCAATAATTCTCCAATGCCGCCAGAAAACTAATCACCCCAGGGCGAATTTCCATCATCACCAGATGCGCCTTGGTCGGATCGGTGACGCGGGCTTGATAATCCGCATCATTGGATATTTCCACCAGTCCATGTGGAAAATTCACCCGCTTGTGGTACCACTGATAAATTTCATCCTCATTCATCTGCCATCATCCTTCCTATTGAACATTTATCTGCTCGTTGATCCATTCAAGAGCCATATTATAGTTATGGTTATGGGTATTCGGAACTTCGCCAGACCACACCAAATCAGCAGCAATTAAATCATCGTTATCCAGGTAGCGATAGAGTCCGGTTTTACGAATTTTCTTAAATGCCCATCCACCATTGATAACCAAATAGTGTCCAGATTCTAGTTTTTCGCACCATATAAGGACGTGTTTTTGTCCCTTAATTGCAAATCCGTATTCCATCATTAACTCCGCTTATGGGTAGCAGCAATTGCGGCTTTAAGTATTTTACTGTCGTTGGATACCTTAATGCGGCTTTCCGCCTGGAAGGCAGCGAATGCGCCTTCGACAGCCACACCCACGATCAGCACATCGCGTGGCGAATAATCCCCGACGCTGAGTAGGGTGCGATAGATTTTGCGTGCCTCTTTCCAGGCATCGCGGATTTTTCGCGGCCCCAGGAAACCGAGTTTTTGCAGCATGAATGGCTGCCGCTTAGAGCGCCACAGCAATAATAATTCGTAGCGCGCGGTGTTTTTATTAATCCGTACCACCTTGGGGATCACCCGTGGCTTGTCGCCGCCCTGGTACAGCTTGGGATCGATGCCGGCGGCATTTTTAACTACCTTTTTAGTGCGGCTTTTTTCTGGCTCTTGCCGACGGGTTTTTGATTGTACAGCGTTTTTAGGCATATCTCACCCCCGAAATATTCATTGAACGGTTGCTGCAAGTGCGACCAACAGACGGTTTTAATCCGCAATCGCTCGCGCCGCTGGCGCCAGATTATCAACTCGTAGCCGTGGCGGCTGATTTTCAGCAGCACTTTTTGCCCGCGTTTGCGAAACCGCCAATAACTGCGCTGGAACACCCACGGGCATTTATTCACCCGATAATCTTTCGTCCATTTATCCGCCCGATGAAAACCGAGCCGGCGCAGTTGCCGGCAGTACGGCCATAGATCGGAGCGGCGCATTTCGGCACGGGTTAATTCAGCTTGCATGGTCTTGCCTCCGCATGGATTACCTCCCAAGCCAGTGTAAACCCATACTCGCCTCCTGTCAAGCCGGAGTGCCTGGGGTACTGCCAAGCCGTTGCGCAATCTTATCTATCCTGGGTGGAGTTGACATACCTCCAAGGCTACTTTACCGGATTATTTTCGGATTATTTCCGGCCGATGCCACCATTCTATCCCACACGGTTGGTGGGTTTTTCGCTTGTCAGGGATTTAATCAATAATTTGCTTTTGTTCCCGCCTAATTTTGGTAAATTCCCGGCAATTTCGCAGGAGAGCGGAGCCAATAATGCGCTACATCACCCCATTGGAGCAAGGATAAATGCGAAACCGACCGAAGATTTGTGTCGCCATTGATCGCGACGCCCCCAACAAGGCGATGATTAATGTCGGGTATTATAAATGCCCGCAGACCGGCCGCCGGCTGGCGGTTAATCATACCCTGGCGCCTTTTTCTCCGTTCAGCGGCCGCAACCTCAAGCAGATTGCCAAGCAAATCGTGCCGCTGCCGGTGAAGGAAATTCGCACCGATTTGGTGCCGGCGGGTATTTGCTCGACCTGTGAGGGTCAGCATTATATGTACGCCAGCGATGCGCGGGCATTGAATAACAAGCGCATCCACTGCACCATCTGCAACAGCAAATTCCGCGTGCGCGCCGACGATGCCGCCCTGGCCGAGCGGATGGCGGCGGAAAATGATAAGCGGCCGCCGGCGCAATTCCCCGAGCATGACAGCGACGACCGCGCCCAGCGTGATTTCGGCGACGAGGATAATTCCAGCGACGAGGATAATTCCTTCGCTGATCCCGATGCTGAACAGCAGCAGCCGGAGGAAAATCCCAAGCGGCGCCAGCAAGCGCAGGAAAATTCCAAGCGCCGGCAAAATCCGCAGGATAATCCGGACGGCAATCGGGACAATAACCGCAACCGGCGAGCCGAACGCGGTGAGCCGGATCGGCAGCGGCAGAATAATAAGCAGCCGGCGCTGGCGGCGGCGGACGACAACGACGATAATAACAACGACGACGAAAACGAGGATTTCGCCGCCGACAACGATGACAACAACGACGATTTCGCCACTGGCAACGATAACAACAATAATAATGACGACGCCAGCATTCAGGAAACGCCAACTCCGGCACCGGGTATCACCCCCGCCCCGGACGCACCCTTGGCGCAACCGACCGGCGAAAATGCCCCGGTGACGGATAATGCCACCGGCGATGACGATAATAATAACGACGACAACAACGATGACGATGAAAACGAGGACGAAGATATCGGTACCTCGGAAATCGTCTCGGCCAAGGCCCGCCGCGTCAAGGTTAATGCCTTCGCCCGCGCTGGTGGCCTCACTGGCAAGTCGGTGCATTTCGTGCAAGTGCATCCGCGCCTGGGATTAATCCTCGCTGACGATCAGCCGGTGATTAAACTCGACGCCGACAAGGCCGGGGAAAACGAAAAGCTGTTCGCTGACGGCGATGATTTATCCCGCGCGGTGCAGGCGATTATCGACGCGGAGGAAAATCCCCAGCCGGAGCATTTCGCCAAGCTCGGCGGCGAGGCGATTGAATATGATGTGCCCGTCGCGGACGCGATCAAGCAGCGGATTAATGACGGGGTGGAAGCCGTCACCGCGGCCTACCGCGAGCAGCGCGATAATCTCAACGACGAAATGCGCGCCTGTATTTCCATCGCCGCATTAATCGTGCATAAGGGCATGGACAAGGATTTATCCAACCCGCTACGTGATGCCTTCGTCGGCGCCTTGACCAAGGTTAATGTGCGCAATCCGGAAAATCTGGTGGACGCGGTGTTTGCCGAAGCCTCGGAACCGTACATCAAGACGGTGCTGGCCAAGGCGAATGATTTACTCGCCAAGCCGCTGGAAGCCCGCAACGAAATCGCTCGCTTCGCCGAACGCGCCACCTATCAGGCCAGCGCCAGCAGCGATAATAACGAGCACGCGGAAAAATTCGCCCGCGCCAGCGTGCCGTTATCCACTGCCGCCGATGCCACCCCACCGGTGAATAATCCGCCACCGGCGCGGCATTTGCCGGCCACCGCGGCAGCGGCGCAAACCCCCTCGGTGCGGCACTTCCGCGAATTGCTGCGTCGTTAATTCCAACCAGGAAATTTCCTTAACCCTCGGAATTTCCACCCAGGAGTAATTAAACCATGATGTCAGTTTCTCGCTCCCGCTGGCTGGGCATTGATTCGTGGGCCGGACAGCCGCTTTATTCGCTGGCCCCGGCCATCGAGGAAGGCATGGCGCTGTGTGCGGTGATGGAAAACGGTTTTTCCTGCGCCACGATTTTATCCAGCCCCGGCAGCTCGGATATTTTCCTCGGCTTCGCCTACAACTATTACACCCGCCCGACGCAACTGATAGCGGTGGAAACTTTCACCGTGCCGGCCAGCCCTGGCCCCTACACCATCACCCTGTCGAACACGCCGCTTAATCCGACGACCGGGGTGCTGGTCAAGGATGCGTCGAATAACGTATTCCCGTACGACTCCACCCCGGACGGCACCGATTATAATATCAGCGGCACCACGCTGACGTTTAATGCGGCGGACGCCGGGAAGGTGGTGACGGTGACGTACGCTTATTCACCGTCGGCGGCGCAAATCCAATATGCCTTCGGTGATGCGTTCGCCAACGCTTCCGCCTCGGCTGTTACCGGCACCATCGGATTAATTCGCCGTGGCCTGATTTACACCACGAATTTCGATCCGGTGCAGGATTATCTGACCAATCCGACCCTGCGGGTGCAGGCCAACGGCATGGTCGGCGTCGGCGGCTCGGGTCCGCTGGTCAACGGCTACGTCTACGAAGTACCGTCGGCGGATAATCCGTACCTCGGTATTAACTTCTCCGCGGCGTAATTCCCTACTCCGGAAAATCCCACCAAGTCACGGCCGGCTGAATAAAAACGCCGGCCTCTTATGGAGAACAATTAAATGCACGGCATCACTTTGCGTAATCCGCAGGCGCGGCCCCAGGGCATTCACCCGACGGAAATGAAGCTGCGCAACGGCCAGGGTTCTTATCTGGTCGGCCGCGGCGGCGAGATTAATGCCAACGACAAGCGGGAATTGCTGCAAAATATCGCGGAATTTTTCAACGCCATGTCGCGTGGCGAAGTACGCGCGTCCACCGGTGAGGACAGCGAACTCGACCGGCAGGCCGCCAAGCGCGAGCGCAAGGAAGCATTAACTGCCGCTTATTACGAACAAGGCGGCCGCAGTTTCCAGGATATCGGCGTGGCTATCGGCGCGGAAATTTATGAAACCGCCAACCGCGACGGTTTCATGCGCCGGTTCCTCATGCGCGCCGACGTGGCGCAAGGCTCGGTGCCGCGCATTCGCTTCACCTGGAAAACCCAATTCGCCGTGGCGGCATCGTCGGCGACGCAAATTCAGCCGCTCATGGTCCGGTCGCGGTTTTTAATGCCGCCGGAATTTTATATCGAGGATTACGTGATGATCGAGGAGCGGGAAATTTCCCAATCCTCCGGCGATATTCTGGAAGAAAAGCTCCTGGAAGGCCAGGAAGCGATCATGGTGCAGGAGGATAAAATCTGGAAGCGGCTGGTGGACGCGCTGGTGGGCGCGGGCAATCAGCAGGTTAATATCATCGGCTCGTTTACCCCGGCAGCACTACAGGTGATGCGCAGCCAG